AGTTCAGGTTATAGTTACGAAAAACTAGCAGCAGTGTACAGAAGAGGACAGGGTGCTTATGTATCATCAGGTTCTCGTAATGTATCTATGGCAGCTTGGGCTATGGGAAGAGTTAATTCTTTTATTAGTGGTGGACATAAACAAGATAATGACCTCAAAGGTAAAAGATAATGGGTAACAGAACTCAACCATACAAGCATGGTGTACCTGCAAAGTATTTAAAAGGTCTTTCTCCTACTGAAGCTAAGAAAAGAGCAGCAGAAATAAAAAGAACAGCTAAAGCCTATAGAGAAGGTAAAAGAGTAAATATAGCTGCTGTATCTAAATCAAGAGCAAAGAGTGGAAGAAAAAATAAAATTACTTGATACCTGTCGGATGTCCGAGGTGTGGAGAAGAGTTGTTACCAAAGAACGATATGAAGTGTAAAAACAAGGATTGTAAGAATTATGGTAAATAAAAAATTATGTTACGCAGCAGGTTGCCATAAAGTATTACCTCCTAAAGCTAGAAAGTTTTGTAGTGAGAGATGTCGTAACAGAATCAATACACAAAAGAAAAGGGCAAAGAAAAAAGGTATTGAGTGGACACAAGAAGAAGATGTTTTAAATATACCTAGTCAAAAAAATGTACAGACTCGTAGAGGTAAAGTTTATGATGATTTAAAAGAGTCTGGTCTTGGTAATGAAATACTTATAAAGAAAATGACATTATCAGATGTAGCAAAAGTTTTAGATGTATCTATTGCATCTGTATCTATGGCTTACAATGCTTTCTTAGAAGATTTAGAAAACGAAAAACTACAAGAGTCTTGGTCACCTGTAGAGTCAGAACAAACAATAGAACATTTTAAAGAATTTAGAAATAGATATTTTCAGACAGAACAAGGTGTACCTTATGACACACCAAAGTTTCATACTAGGTGGATAGAGTCAATATTATCTTCTATAGATAATGGTGAACAACAGATGATACTGTCACCACCTAGACATGGTAAAACAGATTTACTTATACACTTTGTTGTTTGGTTAATTACACAAAACCCAAATGTAAGAATCTTATGGGTTGGTGGTAATGAAGATATTGCAAAGAACTCTGTATCTTCTGTAATGGACCAACTAGAAAACAATGAGTTATTGATAGAAGAGATATGTGGACCAGGACCAAAATTTAAACCACAGAACAGGAGTGGTAAGGCTTGGTCATCTACAGAGTTTACTGTAGGTACTAGAACTGTTACAGGTATTAAGTCACCTACAATGGTCGGTATTGGTCGTGGTGGTAAAATACTTTCTCGTGACTGTGACATTATTATTGCTGATGACATTGAAGACCACAGTTCTACAATGCAACCTGCATCAAGAGAAAACACAAGAAACTGGTGGACTACAACATTATCAAGTCGTAAAGAGGAACATACAGCTATGGTAGTTATTGGGTCAAGACAACATTATGATGACCTGTATTCCCACCTAGTAGATAACGAATCTTGGAAAACAATAGTAGAAGAAGCACACGATAGTGGTTGTAACAAAACAGATTGGGATGAAGAGGAACATGTAGATTGTATGTTGTGGTCTGGTAAAAGAACTTACAAATGGTTGATGGATAGAAAAAGAGCAGCAGAAACTACAGGTGGTAGAGCCATATACGAAATGGTTTATCTTAATGTAGCTATGCCAGATGGATTATCTTTATTTGATAGAGAAGAGATAGAAGCCTGTCGTAACCAAAAAAGAGATATTGGTCATGTGCCACATGGTACAAGACTTATTGCAGGATTAGACCCTGCATCTACAGGTTATCAAGCAGCATTTTTATGGGCATACGAACCAGTAGAAAATAAATTACACATGGTAGATATGAACAACAGTTTAGGTGGAGGTATTCCAAAAGCATTAGAAATAATAAAAGAATGGTGGATGAAATATAATGTATCACACTGGGTTATAGAAGAGAATGGTTTTCAGAAAGCAATACGACAAGATAAAAGCATAAGAGAGTTTGCATCAGGTCATGGTATATTTTTAGAAGGTCACGAAACTCATAAGAATAAATTTGACCCTATATATGGTGTGACAGCTATGCGACCAATGTTTCAAGAACAAAATATTTCTTTGCCATATCTTGGATTTGAAGCCCAAGAAAAGGTAAACTTATATACAAGTCAGTTAGTGTATTTTAGTTCTGCAAGAAATAAAAGCAAGACAGTGGGTACAAAGACTGACATAGTTATGGCTAGTTGGTTTCCAATGAGAGCCATAAGAAGAATGCAAAAAGAAAGATTTGCAGAGTTAGGATATGATTATAATCCTAGCTTTTCTGGGTACGAACCTAGTAACATGGATATAGATAATTGGAGTTAAATGCCTTTAGATAGCGATAAATTATACGACAGAATAGATTACCTCAGAGTAATTAATCAAGAACAAATGATTGATAGGTCTAGGATTCGTGACATTATGAATGGTGGTGAAGCTGCAGTAAAAGCACTTCTTGGTAATTCAGTCAATGTAGAATATCACGAGTTACCTGCACCTAACTTATTTTTAACAGCACTAGAGAGATTTGCACAAAAACTAGGTAGAAGTCCAGATTTAAAAGTAGATATAATCAATGAGAAAGATAGCGAGAGAGCTAGAAAGAAATCAGAAAAACTAGAAAGGATAGTTACTTCTTATGACAAGTTTCAAAAATTACACATGCAGTTACCACAAGCTGCAAGATGGTTACCTGGTTATGGATTTATAGTTTGGACTATAGGACATAAAAGAGATAAAGATGGTAATCCATATCCTTATGCTGAACTACAAGACCCTTTTACTTGTTACCCAGGTATATTTGGAAATGACCAACAACCAAAAGAATTAGCAATAATTCGTAGAGTTCCACATAGAGTATTAGCTGACCAATATCCAGATGCTAAACAATATATATTTCAGAAAGAAGAAAATGATGATGGATTTCAAAACCCATACTCTGCACTTATGGATAGTACAGATAGAGCAGGTAGTTGGGCAAACTCTACAGGTCATGGAAAAGTTGTAGTTGAGTATAAAGATATGGAAGGAACTTATGTATTCCTACCTGAAAACAAAAAGATTATAGATTTTATGCCAAATGTATTAGAGTCTGGACCTTGTTTTGTTGTGGCTAAAAGATATGCGTTTGACCAAATGCAATCACAGTTTCAACACATTACAGGTCTTATGGCAAATATGGCAAAGATTAACATACTTGGAACTATTGCTATGGAAGATGCAGTATTTACAGAAACAAATATTGTTGGTGAGATTGAATCAGGAAAATATAGAAAGGGCAGATTTGCTGTTAACTATTTGACACCTGGTTCGCAAGTGTCTAAACCAGTCAACAATCTACCTTACCAATTATTTCAACAAGTAGATAGGCTTGAACGACACTTGCGACTTGGTGCAGCATATCCTGTATCGGATGATGGACAATCACCTAACGCATTTGTTACAGGTAGAGGTTTAGAAGAATTAGGACAATCTGCATCTTTGCATGTCAGAGAATATCAAACAATATTAAAAGAAGCATTACAAGAGATAGATGCTAAAAGATTAGAATATGATGAGGTAATGTTTGCTAATGTGCGTAAACCTATTGCAGGTAGGCACAAGGGAACATCCTACAAAGAATCTTATACACCATCAACAGACATATCAGAAGTTTACGAAACTAGAAGAGTGTATGGAGTAATGGCAGGGTTTGATGAGCCACAGAAAATAATTACAGGGTTGCAATTAAAACAACAGGGCATTATTGATACACAGACATTACAAGAGAATATGGATGGATTAGACAATATTACTAAGATACAACAAAGAATATCTGCAGAGAAAGCAGAAACAGTATTGTTTGAATCACTTATGGCACAAGCAGCACAAGGTAATCCTAAAGCTACTATTGCTGCTATAGAGATTAGAAAGAATCCACAAAAGATGTCAGAGATACTAGATAAGTTTTATACAGCAGAAGGTGAAGAACCTACACCAGAAGAAGAAGCAATAATTGGTGCAGGACCACAACAACCACAAGTACCACAAGGTGAGCCAGATATTGCTACTGTACTTGCAGGATTAGCAGGTGGTGTACCTGCACAAGGAGGTCCAGTTGCCTGATATTAACAAAGAGTTTTATGACATTATTAATCAAGAAGATTGGGATGAAATATCTGTAGAAGAAGACCCAACAATACGAACTGACATTTTAAGTTTAGAAGTACCAGGAGATTTTCCTATAGGACAATATATAATGCCAACACCAATACCTGGTGTATGGATTAGTATTGCTTTAGGACTAGATATAGAAGACCCAGGGGAGTACTAATGCCAAGAGGTAGAAAACCTTCAACACTTAAACAAATGACAGATACTAAATTAGATGGTGCGTATGCAGATTTAAAAGCTATACCAGATGATGAGTTTGGTGGAAGATTATTACAAGAAGATATGATTGCTTTACAAAGGTCAAGGGCAGCAAGTGACACAGGTGTTACTCCTAGTCAAGTAAGAGGATTTGAAGCACAAGATATAGCTAGATTGTCCGAAAGGGAATCAGAGTCAATAATGGCAGATAGCACTAGAGGTACGCAAACAACATTACCATCAGGCACTAATACACAAGTATTGGTAGATATGATAAAAAATAATTATGGTTATTTTGTTTCAAGAAGGTTTAATTAATGTCATTATGGACAAATTGGAGTCAAAACTGGTATAAGGGTTACAAGGAAGAACAACTCTATAATAAACAATTAAATAAAGCAGAAGCAGATGCAGGACCAGATGTACAAAAGTTTGTACAAAAATACGAAGAATTAGAATCACTTACACCTACAGAAGACCCTGAGTTTATAGCTGCAGCAGCAGACATGGGTTTGTCAGACCAAGAATACATTAGTGTTTGGTCACAAACTAAAACACCACCTGTAAGTTACACAAACAATAGAAGTCAAGGTGTTGAAGATAAAACAAAACAATCTTACGCTTTAGGACCTGCACTTATGTTAAAACTAACAGGAAACTTTTTTGAAAATGTAGGTACAGCTACAAAAGAGGGTGCAAAACTAGCAGCAGATAAGTTTGGTTCTTATTTATTTGGTACACTTCGTATATTTGCAGATGGTCTTATACAAAGTACAGACAAAACAGTTAGAAATTATAGTGTTGAATATCAAGCAGCATTAGAAGAAGAGTTAAATAAAAAAGGTAAAACATTATCAGATGTTGTACAAATAGCAGGTTATGAAAATTTAAAAGACAATGAACTACCTTTTATACCTGGTTTACTTGCACATGCTAAAGCATTTAGAAATTACAACAATCAGAGAACTGCAAAGATAATTAACAATGATACATACTACACACCATCTGATACAGCAAAGAATTTTTTAGTTGCTAGAGGTATTGTAGATGAAGAAGGTACTCCACTAATAACAAAAACAGATTTAGATATATTTAATGAATTGTTTCCAGACATTATTGGAGAAAAGATTACTGCACTTAAAAACGAAAAAGGTAGAGATTTATCTTTTGTAGAAAAAGCAGGTTTGTTTTTTCAGACTGTTGATGACATTATTGACCCAGATACAGGTGCAAAAGGTATTGCAGATGTAGTTGCATTAAGCCCTGAGTTTGATAGACAACAAGAACTAAACGAAACATTTTTTAATCAAGCTATACCTGTAGGACTAGGTGATGGTATTGTTTTCGGTTTAACAGGTAACTTATCTACTAGCTATGGTTATGCAAATTATGTAACAGAATACTTAGATAATGAATATGACAGGATAGAACAAGAAGCACAATTAGCTTTAGACCAAGGAACAATATCTGGTACTCAATATTTTAATATTTTAGATAACGCAGAACAAGCAAAGTTCAATGCTATACAAGATATAGGTTATGAAAAAACTAGAAGTATGGCAGGGTTTTTTGCAGGATTAATTAACACAGCAAAGTATATATTTCTTGACCCACTAAATTACATTGTTCCTGGTTCAGGATTGTTACAACGAACAACTGCTGCAAACTTTGATGAGGTTCTTACATCATTAGGTAGGTCATTACCAGAACAGTTAGACAATGGTGTAACTGCTAGAGAGATATTTGATAATAATAAAGAAACATTTGAAGGTATTGCAAACTTAATTGTACAAGCAAAAAATGAAAACAAACCAGTTGCTACTTATTTGATGAATGAAGGTTTTCATCCAGATTTTGCTTTTAGAATTAAATCTGCTGATACTACTGCAGATGACATAATGCAAACATTAGAACAAGGCATAGAAAATGGATATGTCACAGATATGTTTTATGGTGGTAATTTTATGGGTAGAGGTAAAAACAAACATCTACAATCCAAAGTGTTGTATGAAAGCAACTTAGAAGCATTAATAAATAAAGAGTTAGATGAAGGTATAGAAGCAGCATATAAAAGAGGTGGTGGTTTTAGAGATACTTTCTTAGCTAGAGATGTTAAATTACCTAAGTTAAAACCTGCAGATTTACAGAATCCTAAAGAAGCTATGGAGTATTTTATTAGATATGGTTATGCAGGTAAAGTGCCAGAAAGCAGAATAGAAGAACTGGCTACAGAGTTTTATAATGCTATATCTAATGGACAATACTTTGAAGCTAAAGAAATATTTCAAAATAAATTAGTGTTTGGTGAAGTAGGTCTACAACTAAAAAGTACTTATGGATTAACAGACAATGAGATAGATGACTTTATGAGTAAATACTATCTTAAAAATGACAAACAAGGTTTTAGTGATGCAGAGTTTAAACCTATGTCACCATCAAGAAGTCCAGAGTTTTATGACCCAATGGAAGTAGACATTATAACAAATAAAATGTTTGGTTCTGTTGCTTCTGAACAGGATATGATACACCTTACAAAACAATCATTAGAACTTTATGGTCAGCTAAAAAACTTAGATATACATGGACCTGACATACAAGGGTTACTTAGAGCAACATCTGCTAAAAGAAGAGTAAGAAGAAAATTAACTAACAAAGAAGGTGATGAAGAAATCTTTGACATAGTGCGTAAAGCAGCAGATGAAGGTGTCAAGGTAGATTTTTGGAAAGAGGAAAGTCCACTAAGAGAAGTAATTGATGATGTATTTACAGACTTTGATGACCCTAACATTTTATTTAATGCTATGGAAAAAGGTGTACAGACATACGACAATCTTGTGTTTGGTTACATGAGGAACTTTAGATACCCTGCATTTTTGTTATTTAGATTAAGTTATCCTTTAAAACTTATTACAGATGCCATGGTTAAGTTCAATATGTTTGGTGTAAGAAACATGCTTAAAAACCCTATTGACTCTATAAAACTTATGCTTAATGACCCAGAGGGTATATTGACACGAGTATTTGGTAAACCTTCAACTATGATTAGTGGACCATATAGAACTACAAAAGAAATAGAAGCAACTACAAAACAATTAAAATTTCTAAATGACTTAATACCAAAACGAGTAAGAAAATCTTTAGGTGTGTTATCTGATTCCCAAGAGTTTGGTTCACCAGAAATAGCACAGTTATTTTCAGCAGATGTAAAGTTTGTAAATAATAGATTTATTACTAATACAGGACATACGCTTATAAACAAACAAAGTCCTGAACATGTAAAGGCTTACGAATATTTCTTATATAAATACATTGATGATGACCTTGCACCTGCAATAGCAGGTATGAAAAGACAAGGTTATACCTTAGAGCAAATAGCACAGACTTTACAAAAAGAACCTGCATTTTTAAAAATTATTGATGAAGCCAATCAAGGATTTCAAATAAGAGGACCTAAACAAAGAAACTTAGAAGTTGGTGTTGTGCAAACAGAAGAAGATTTTTTAAGACTTGCAAAACATTACAGTCAAAGCATTGACAATTACACAGGTGGTTCTGCTGATTTATTAAATGTTATTGCTGATGCAAAGATAGGAAATATTAATCTTAGAGATTTATCCTCTACTACACCTGATATAGCAGAAAGAGCATCAAGAAGAATTGCTACATTGTATAACAAGAATGTAGATAAGTTGCCTTTTGAAATACCATATCCAAAGGTAGATGCAGAAAGACAAATTATAGAAGGTAAGAAAACATTTAGAAATCTTTTAAACTCTTTATTCTTTGCTACTACACAAGGAGAAGGTTCATTTATTCGCATACCTTATTTGAAACAAGCGTATGATGAATTTGTTAAAGCATTTTCTGTATTTGGTAGAAGAGCAGAGTTAGATGAGTTACTTAAAATACACAATGATGAAGACAGTGTTGTTAATTTATCTGATGATGTTATTGAGGTAATACAAAGAGAAAGAGATAGAGCAGTATCTACATTAGAAGAATATGATGAAGTTTTAAATGTAAATATAAAACCACAAGTAACACAAAAGACTTACAAAGGAGAAACAACATTTACTGCAACTGTATTTACAGAACAAGGTGGTAATAGAAGTGTTAACTATATAACTAAGAATCCTTTGAACAAAGAGAGTATAAAATTTACAACTGATGTACAAGAAGCAGAGAAATTAGTTTATGGTTCTGCAGATAATATAGCAGAGGGAAGATTAGGATTTGATGATTCTAAGGTAGGTACATTTGTAACTAACTTTAAAAAAGATGAAGTTATTTACAATGGTGCATTACCTAATCAAGATTTATTAAAAGATGTACTTAAAAATAGTTTTGATAGTGGTTACGCAGATAGTGATATTGACATCATAATAAATGAAGCTATAGATTATTTAAGTAAACCAGGTGCAACCAAAAGAGGTTTAGAAGATATACTTGGTCTTTCAAACAAACAACCTAACCTAACAGAAATTAAAAGTAAGTTTCAAGCATCTACTAAAGGTAAGTCACAAAAAAATAACTACAGTGGTGAACTTACATTTGATGTAGGAAGAAAAACTATAGAAAAAGTATTAGGTAAAAAAATAAATGTAGCTGTTCCTAAACAAAATATTACTGATGAACTTATTGATGAGGTATATAGGTTTACACAAGCAAACATAGATGGATTTAGTTTAGATTTAGGAAACCCAGAGTCTTGGGGTAAAGAAGCTATGTTGTATGTATCACCATATAAAACAAGACAGCTTGTTCTTACAGGTAAAGATTCTTTAACTAAAGATGCAGTGTCTATGTTTGTTAGAGATAACCAAGATAAATTACGATTAACTGACCATGTACTAGGTGGTAAATGGGATGAAGCAAGGGGTCAATGGGTATTAGATGTATCAGTAAAAATAAACAGAGGTGTAAAAGATACAAGAGTTGATGCAGGAGTACAAGCATATAATAAAGTTAAATATCTTGCATTAGCAGCAGACCAAGTTAGTTTTGGTGAATCATACCTTATAAAAGAAGGTGATGAAATAGTAGAAGCACTGTTTAAACAAGATGACACATACGAAGTAATAAACAACTCTGCTGTATATAACTTACTTAGAACTAAAGGTAAAAAACTACTAAATGATAAACAAGTAAAAGCGTTAGGTGATGAGCCAATAGTTAGAGGTAAAAATTACTTGGCTAGTAGGCAAGGTAAAGAGATAGAAGAAAAAGCATTTGTTGCAGATACTATATTTGAAAAATCACTTATCAAAGGTATTTTTGACCGAAAGAATAAATCATTAGAAGTATTTAATCCTAGAACTAGCACCATTATGCAAAACATGAATGAGTACAGCTATACAACATTGTTAGATATGAATGATGTTAGAGCAAACATAACTAGAAACATGAGTGCTATGGACATACATCAAAGAGCATTAGAAGCAGCTATGGAAGCTAACGCTAACTTGTTGTATAACTTAACTGAAAGAGGATATTTTGCACAAGCATATAGAAGTTCTTTTGCTTTCTTTGAAGCCTATCGTGAGTACATGGGTAGATATTTACTTCTTACTGCTAACAATCCTAAAGCTGCTGTACAAATAGGTCAGGGTGTTAGAAGAGGTATTGAAAACAATGTTATTGCACAAGATAGATTCGGTGATTTGTATGTGTTTATGCCTACAGCAGGAACACCACTACAAGTACATACTAAGTCTGAACTAGGTGGTTTAGCTACAGAAGATGTATCTGATGAGGAAAGTAGAGTATATATTAAAAAAGGTTACCCACTTAAATCATTAGGTGTTGGTGGTGTAGGTTACTTGCCATCACTTGGTGATGGTATAACTATGCCTTTAGGTTTTCTTCTTAGAAACAAACCTGCAGGTAGAAGATTCGTAGAAAAAAACATTATGGCAGGATTTCAGTTACCTTTTAGTGATGAGCCATTGTCACTTACAGAGTTACCTGCAGAGTTAGTAGATATGGCAATACCATCAGTTGCAAAGAATTGGTTTAATTCTATGGGCAAGTCATTAGGTTTTGAAGGTGTAGATGAAGATATATGGATTTCTTCTACAACAAATGGTATGCAGATAGCAGCACAGTTACATCCAGAGTATGCAGATGATGTAGATAAGATACAAGAGTTAGGTGCATTAGTTAGAAATAACTTATACACAATAAAAACATGGGATAGATTTGTTAGTCCATTCGCACCAAAACTAAGTGTGCTTTACAAGATAGAAGGTAATGAACAAAGTTTTAATGAATGGTATGGAGAAGAAGGGTATGAAGCAGGTATTGCATACAACAATATGGTTGAGTTAGCTGCAATACATGGTTTTTATCAAGACATGAGAAAGCAGTGGACATCTATACTTGGACCAAGACAAGGAGAATATTACGCATTATTAGAAGTTGTTAGGTTACTTGGTTTAGATAAGTATGACATAACTGAACAACTTACATCTGCAGGGTTACAGGTTAGAGGTAAGACAGTTTCTGAAGCAGGTAGAGTTCCAAGAACTACAAAAGAATATGAATTTGTAAATGCAAATCCTGAATTAGCTAAAGATTTTGGTCCTGTACTACCATACTTTTCAAGAAATATAGATGAAGGAAAGATAGACTTTAGTGGTTATCAAGCTGTTAAATATTTAGGATTAATTACTCCTAAGAATGAAGATGAAATGTATTTAGAGGTACAAAGATTTTTATCATCAATCGTAGGTAGAGCAGCGAAAGATGACAAATTACAAAGTCTTATAGCGACAGGTCAAGATTCACCAGAAAATATACAAGCTGCAAATGCAGTCATAGATGCAAAACTAGGTAACTGGTTTCCTATGGCTTTTGGTAAATCAGAACAAATGAATAAAGTATTAGGTGGTGAATTACCAGAAAGATTACAGAATGGAGTGCTTGTAGACTATTTAGTAAGAGCAGTTGATGACCCAAGGTTTGCAGAGTTTGACATAACACCATTTATAAAAGAATATGTAGAATATAGGCAAATAACTATAGATGCAATACAGTCTGAAAAGAATTATCCTAATGAATTAAAAGCAGTTAACTGGTTAATTACAGATGACTCTAATGAAGCACAAGAAATAAGAATGAAATTGTATGATAAAGGATATGAGATTATAGCAAAACACCCTCTGTTTATGGTAGTATTTGATGAAGTATTTAGTTACGAGTTAAATAGATTTGGAGTCAATAACTAATGCCACATATACCAGGACATTTAGAAGGCACAGAACCAGTAGAAAATGAGGAAACAGGTGGTTTGCCATTTCTTATGCCAGATGAGGTAGAAGAAGATACTGGAGTAAAATCACCAGAAGAAATAGCAGAACCTTCATCAAGTATGTTTCCTGCAGGAACAAGTAATGCAACACAGTTTGCACAGGAAATAGCTGACATATTCGGTATGGAAATATCAGACCCTAATAAACCATTAGGTAAAGGGTTTGAAAAAGAATATCAAGTTGTTCAATATGATGAAAATGGTCAAGTAATAACAGAACCAGACACTGGTAAACCAAAAGTCAAAGTAGTTTCTGCTGAAGAATTTTTAACAAGTGATTTATATCAAAGTGAAAGAAGAGAAATATTTGGTAGTGGAGAGGCATTTAAATATGTTTACTATCAAAGAGATATATTAAGACAGTTTAATGCTTTACCTCCTGCTATGAGAGTGGCAACAAAAAATTTATTATCAAATGCAGGATTAATTAATTTAGATAAGACTTATGGAAGTTATGCAGATGCAGAAACACTTAAAGGTTTGAAATTAGCTATGGATTTTTCTATGAATAATTTAGGAAAAGTATCATGGATAAATGCAACTAAGTCTTTAAATGATTACTCACAATCACAGAAAGCATACAAGACAGGAACTTATCAGTTTACAGAGGAAGACCTAACAGATTTTGTTGATGATATGTTAGCAGGTGCAGAAACCAGAAAAGGTAGTCCATTGTCATCAAGCGAGAAACAAATAATTATGAGCAAACTAGGTGTAACTGCAGAGGACTACGCATCATCACTTGGTGACTTACAACCTGCACAACCAGAAAGATTAGATTACAACCCACTTACTGGAGAAACAATGTTTGTTCCAGAAGTAGGGGCAGAAGAACCAGACCCTGAAGTTTTAACTGAAGCAGGTGAAGATGTACTAGATGAAATATTTGCACCTAGAGAAGCATTAGCAGCAAAAGCAGATATAGAAGATGACACATTTGCTAGAATGCAAAGAAACCTTAGAGGTTTAGCAGCAGCAGAAGGAGGATAATATGGAATTAGAAGCAACAATACCTGCAATAGAAATTATAAAAGAACTTGAAGAATTAAAATTAGAGGCATACACAGATGGTGCTTCTGTATCAATAGGATATGGTCACAGTAATACATCAGGTGGAGAACAATTTCAATTAGGTGACACCATAACTGAAGAAAAAGCAAATGAATTGCTTGAAAAAGATTTAGAGGAAATAGAAAGAATTGTAAATCAAAGACTAAAAAATTATGGTCTTACATTTAATCAAACACAATTTGATGTAATGGTTATAGGTACATTTAATAGACCAAGTAAATTATCTAGTAAGAAATATTATGATGCGTTGTTATTAGATAATCCAGATGAGGTTGCAAAGATATGGAATACATCTATAACAGAAGAAGATAGAAAAAACTTTCCAGGACTAATAGATAGATTAAATGTTGAATTAGGTGCGTTAGACCCAGATAGAGGAATACCTGTAACTGAAGAACCTACAACAACAAGTACTACTACATCTACAACTAGTACTACTATGCCAGAACAAGATGAAGAAATTGATACAGAATCAAGAAGTGAAGGTATAACAAATATGTTTGGTACACCACCACAAGACTTTCCTCCAAGTGCTAGTAAGTTTTATGACCTAGCTATAAGTATGATGGAGAAACAAGTTAATAAACAAAGACAATTAGCAGGATTACAATCTATGAAAAGAGCAGAGATGAATGCTTTAAGAAATAAATACCCTGTTGAAGAAGCACTAAAAATATTAGGTGGTAGATAATGGGAGTATATGAAGACTTGGAAAAAAATCGTGATAAAGCACCTAGAAATGGTTTTACAAAAGAAGATGTTCAAGAATTAAAAGATAAATTATTGAAGAAGTAACTATGGAAATAGAAGAAATTATTTCCGAAAAAGATAGAATACTCAATGAACTATTTGAAGGTTTAATACAAACTGATGATTTAGTATCAGATGAATTAAAACAGTTAACCCCTGCACAATCATACAGACAAAGAGCATTAGAAACTTTTTTAAGTAAAGATTATCACCACATGGATATAGAAGAATTAATGAATAATGCTTTAACTCTGCGACAACAAGGTAACGAAGAATTTATAAAAAATAAATTATTAAAGTACCACAAGGATGTGTATGAACTAAATAAAAAAGCAGGAGGAGATGGTTCTTCAGTAAATACTTCTATACTTCCACAAGGGAATACATTATCAACAATTACTAGTGAAGGAAAACTTTCTCAACATTTAGACAATGCAATAGATGCAGAAAAAATAGATGTAATGTTCAACAATGTTATAAGAAATATAAATAAACAAGAACTTTACTTTGGTATAAGACATGTCATGCCTGAAAGTATAGAGATGAGAATGTTAATTAATTATGGTGAAGATTATATAGACATGTTGGAAAAACTTAACAGACCATCATTTAATGCAGATGTATATGCAGACCTAGATTACGATAGAATACCTCCTACTTTAGAAGTTCAAAGAAATATAGGTATTCAAAGACAATATATTGCACCAAATAACATACAAGAGTTAAAAGAAATGCACCAAAGGTTTTTACAAGAGTTCCCAAAGAAAGCTAAAGAATTTGTACTAGGGCAAAATATATATTTAGATTTAAAAAACAGAGATTCAAGGTTATTGAATGAAGAGTTTTATCAATACACTGGAATGGCTACTTCATCAGGTGACATGCCATCTATTCAAATGAGCAATAATGTACAAAAAATATACGATAAATTATTAGGAATAGAAAAAAATAATTTGATGTATGAAAAAGCAGTATCTTATGGTTTTGAGGATGCAAATGAATGGTTTGATGAAGTGCTTAAAGAAACAAGCCCTGATGGACCAAATGTAATATTATGGGATAAAGCTAGTAAAGAACTTGATGAAATAGCAGCAGATAATGTTGCTAATAGAATGAATGAGTTTTTCACAAAACCTGTTTGGAATGAAAATTTTCCTGATGAGATAGGTTTTGAAATGGGTAGAGTATTACCTGATAATCCTATTTATAATGTTGTTTCTAATCCACTAGACCCAACTATTGATATAACTGGAATAGACACACCTACAAATGTAGTAGATGATGTAAAAACTTTAGATATAGAAAATTATAAACCTATAACTATAGAGGTATTAGATGAAGCAGGACTACACGCTAGACCTGCAGGGGAACTTGTAAGTGCTTTTAGTAAGCAAAACATACCTATAACAATACTTCAAGATGGAAATTTAAAAGAAGTACAAATGATTGGTTTATTGCAACAACAAAAATTAAAAGGTGAAACATTAGATATATACATACCTATAGATGCAAATATTAATTTAAATGAGGTAGGTGGAGTAAAGGTAGTACCTACAAATGTAGTAGATGATATAAACAATAAAGCAATAAATCAAGCAGGTGAAGTTATTGATATTGCAGATGATACAACAACAGATTTATCTAAAGTAGTAGGTAAAGGTGGATATAAAAGATTTGAACAATTAGCTAAACAAGCACCAGAGTTTGTTGGTAATTTATTTAATACTACTAAAAAATTAGTAGGTAAAACATTTGGTGTAGGAGGTGCAGTAGCACAAGCATTTGACCCAGGTGATATTGCAATTACACAAGGGTTAACAAAAATATTACCAAGATTAGGTTTATCATCTATATCATTACCTGCATTAGCTGCATACACAGCGTATGAATTAGCAATATTAGTAGTAGATGTAGGTCAAGCATATAACAAAGCAATAGAAAATCAAGGTGGTCAAAGAGATTTTATACCATCATTTATGGGTGGTAAGACAATAGAAGGTGAAGAACCAAAAGATATAGACTACGATTGGAAACAAATAGGTAAAGATACATGGGAAGAGATGGGTGCAATTAGTGATACATGGTCATTGTCATGGAAGATTAGTGAACCTATAATTGATAGTGTGTTTAAACAATCTGCTAGTATGTCACAGGAGAAATAAAAAATGACATTATATTACAATTCAGAAGGTGACTCCAAAGATTTTAGTCCTGGAGATACATCAAGATTTGCAGAGGGTTATACATTTACCTCTGACCCTACAGCAGAAACTACTACTACAACTGTTACACCACCACCACAAACATTTCAAGATACACAAATATGGATAAGAGATGGTAAAAAGTATGTTGTATGGCAAGTACCAGGTCAACCTTTCTTTATGCGTTATGAAACTACTGATGAAGAAATAAATCAATTTTATAGTGGTAGAAGAAAACCTACTGCAAAAACAGTAAGTGATGATGTATGGACAACCTCTGTATTGTTTGGTGTTTCCTTAGCAGAACTACCATCAGATGTAATAGTTCAAGGTAGTTCACCTTTTACAGGTTTTATGGATTTAATGGAAGCAGCTATTGATGCAAGACCTTGGTTAGAAACAGATGAAGAAGTAAGAAATTTATGGATTCAAGGTTTAGTAGAAGATAGAGATATTACACAAGAAGAGTGGGCAGCAACAGATTGGTTTGAAACACAAACACAAGATGTTATAGACTGGTTGGTATTGTCTAAAGCTAGAGGTATAGATGATGAAAACTTACCTGCTGATGCTAAGGTTTTAGTAGATGAAAATAGATTAGTTTATTCACAAGCACTTAGAGATGCAGGTGTAACTAATGTAGATGCAGTAATAGATGAAAATACTGGTAAAACATTTGGTCAATGGTTCGGTGACATGGTAACTACAGGAGAGTTTTCAGATACTTACGCTGCGTTTCAAGTAAAAGAATTAGGAGAAGATAGTACAAGTCCTAAGATAGACAGCAAGATTACCGATTGGCTAGAAGGTAAAGGTGTGTTAGCACAAACTAGGTCTGGTTATGCAACTGTACAAAACGCATCATACAAATGGTTAGGACCTTTGTATGGTATGTTAGACTCTGGTTCACAAGCAGAGTTAGCAAAGTTGTATAGAAATGCAGAGTCACCTGAAGTTGGTCAATTAATGCTAGATAATAGATTTAAAGAAATAAGAAAAACTATTTTCCCTACAAGTGTTTATGATGAAAATTTAACATACGAAGATATAGCTACTCCATGGAGAAACTTTACATTTAACAAACTAGGTGAAAGAATGAGTGAAACATCACCAGTGTTTTATGAAATACTTAATGCTAATGATGCTACAAAAGCAGCAGAGTTAACACTGATATATGGTGCTAACAATAACAACGCTAAAGTACTAGACAGCATAACAGATGATGCAGCACAATCACTTGGTGTAAGTCCTGCAGGAGTATTAAGAGGAGTACCTACATAATGGCACAGGTAAAACTATTTAGAAAAGATGACCTTACAGGTTTTACAGTAGATAGAAAAAGAGCAGACTTGCTTATACAAACAGCAGGATATACAGAGTCTTATGAAGAGGCATTAGCAGCATCTACTACATTAGGTGGTTCTAACTACACAGGCACAGCAGACACTCCAACTCAAAGTGATTCAACACAACTTACAGATGCAGCAAAAAATAGAATTGCAGAACAAGGTAAATTAAAGTTTGGTAATTTATTATCCAAACCTTTATTAGATGTATGGGTAGAAAACTATCTAAAGTTTGGTGAAGATGAATCATCAGCTATAGCAGCAGTTAGACAAACACCTGAATATAAACAAACATTTGCAGGTAACTTAAACCCTGATGGTGCAACTGTAAAATACAGTGAAGCAGAATATAGACAGATAGAAGATGGATATAAAAGAAAGATTGAAGCAATCAATGTTAATCCAGATGTCATACTTACTCCTGAAAGAAAAGCACAGCTTATAGAAAATGTGGTATCACCTGATGAATTAGGTGCAAGAATAGAATCAGTAAGAAGTAATGTATTAGGTTCTATACCAGAAGTAAAAGAGTTTTACCTAAGAAACTTTAATCGTGTACTAACAGATGAAGAGATATTGGTATCTGCAATAGACCCACAGATAGGTCAAGATATTATTTCTGGAACAATATCATCAAGAGATATAGTTGCAGAGAGAATAGAAACAGCACAGATAGGTGCAGAGGCATTACTTGCAGGTGAAGATATATCTGTAGAAGTAGCAGAACAACTAAAAGATTTAGGTCTTAGTGTTAGTGCAGCAAGAAGAGGATTCCAACAGGTAAGGTCTATACAGCAACAAGCATTAGCACAAGGTAGAGATGTACCAACTGTTGAAGACATTATTGAAGGCACAGAACTAGGACAATCAGAAGAACTACGACAAGTTGTAAATATTATCAGACAACAAGAGTCGGCTAGTGCAGTTCAGTTAGGTGCAACACAAGCACAAACAGGTGCAGTCACAGGTCTTTTAGAAGCCTAAACTTGTTTAAACAACTTGCATTTACTATTTATATGATATAATAGCTTTAGCTATTTTGTACCTAGGTCCGAAATTCAAACTAGACCTGGATTTTGTAATCGGTCTTGATGCCTACTGACAAGACCTGTCAAATAAAAACAGTAGAGTAAATAAAAATGGGTGGAAACACTCAGAGGTAACTCATACGCCTCTTGTAAAAAAAATGTGTGAAGTAAGGACAATAGAATAATGACAGAAGAGCTTAATAACTCAGAAGAAGCTACAAGTAGCGATAAGAACTGGAAAGAGATGAGAGAAAAACTTGACCTCTACGAAGGTAAAATCGCAGAATTTGAAGCTAAAGAAAGAAAACAAGTATTTCAATCGGCAGGGTTAGACACTACAAAAGGTGTCGGCAAGGCAGTAGAGATGATGTACGAAGGTGATATGACTGTTGAAGGAATCCAGGCATACGCATCACAAGAGTTTGGAGTTGAATTTGGGCAACAAGACAGATTACAAGAAGCTGTGCAAAGTACAGAACAAAGTCAAGAACGCTTAAATAACATACAAGCCAACTCAGTTGTAGATACCTACGACACAGATGTAATAAGTCAAGTTCGTGAGATAGAAAAAACTGGAAATACAAGACAATCAATAGCTGCCAAGTTATCTGTTATAGAGGAAGCAAAGAAAAACTCTAAATAGATTTTCTAAACTTCTTCAAACAATTTAGACAATTAACTTATAGGAGAAGTAAAAAATGGCAAATATTTCGTTAACTAACAATACGATTTATGCACAAAACATCAATAACTTTACTGGTGAGTTGTTTAAAGTTGGTGGTCAAAGAACACCTTTACTGTCAGCAGTTGGTGGTTTGAATGGTGGCAAAGTATTAAACTCTACATTTTGGCAAGTCCAAGTAGAAGATAATGCAACCATTTCAGGAGAACCAACCAAAGGACAAGAAGGTTCTACACCTACAGAATATCTTGGAAGAGATAGAGCTGCATATACTTATGTAACTCAGATTTTCCATAAAGGTGTACAAATGACCTACACAGCTTTAGCATCTACAGGTAACCAAAATCCTTTTGACTTGTCAGCTAATATTGCTAATTCATCTGATGGAGATGGAACAGTAACAGCAGCAGATAAATTAGGATTATTTGGTGGTAACCCAGTAAATGATGAATTTGCATTACAGCTTGAAAAAGCTATGGAAAAAGTAGCAAGAGAAGTTGAGTGGTTCGCATTCAATGGTTCTTTCTCAGATGGTGCTAATGTCACCCCTGGGTCAGGAACAAGAGAAATGTATGGTCTTGATGTATGGATTACATTAAACAAGAACGCTGACAACTCTGCAGCAGTAAACCCACTCGGTGGTAACTGCTACTACAACGACACATCAGGTGATGGAACTGGTTCTGCACAAGTTATCAGTTTCGCAACTATTTCAGGTGCGTTAAAGAGGATGTATGACAACCATGCACCAATGAAACAACCTGTACTTTGTGTTAGCCCACAACAATTACTAGACCTTAACAATGAACTTGTTAAAGGAACAGTTGATATAGCAGGTGCAATCATTCCTAGAGATAGAAATGTTGCAGGAATTGACATTGATACAGTCATTACACCATTCGGTTCAATCGGACTTATGGTTATTGACCCTGACATCATGCCAACAGGAACTGCTTTCATCTTAGACCTAGCTTACATACAACCAGTATTCACAAATATCCCAGGATATGGAACTGTGTTTGTTCGTGACCTAGACCAAGATGCAAACGCTAGAATTGGTAAAGCAATATATATGGAGATGGGATTTGAATTTGGTCCTCCTTCATACCATTGTAAAATTCAAGCAGTAGCTTAAATTAAAATTGAAGATTAGGGTGGAACTCCACCTCCACCCTTTTCTTCTGCTATAGTAAGGAAAGTATGATTAGTAAAACAGCTTTAATAGATATTTCAGCAGATGCAAGTAACTCACTAGGTGTAAAGACAGATGGAATGCTACTTTGTGGTATTCAATTTCCTGCAGCTATGACAGGTTCTAACATAACATTTGATTTTGCATTAGATAACTCTACATGGGTAGATGTTAAAGAAACAGATGGAACTGATACAACTTACACAGTTTCAGCAGGAGATGTGTTAAGAGTTGACCCTTCAGGTTGGGCTTTTGCAAGTAATGGATATATCAGAATTACATCTGATGGAACAGAAGCAGCAGACAGAAGTATAATATTACACTTTAGACATAGTTAGGAGAACCAATGAGTACAACTATTGGTGACCTAGTAGATAGGACTTTTAGAGAATATCTTGAACCTATGGATGATATTGTTAGTTACACAACACTAACAGGTGCAGTTGACAGTTCAGCAACAAGTATTGCGTATAATGGTGACCTTTTATCTGTAGAAGAAGAAGATGCTTTAGATGCAGGTGCAATAATAGAAATAGGTCAAGAACTTATGATATGTACTGACCTTAATGCAGTTGCAAACACAATAACAGTTACAAGAGGTGCAAGAGGAACTACTGCAGCTAGTCACAGTATTGGTGACTTAATAAAAATAGCACCTCCATTCCCTCGTAAAGTTGTATTTGATGCAGTCAAAGACCAAATTAACAATTTATTTCCTACTTTATTTGCAGTAGAAACACAAAGTGTACAAAGTTCTAATGGATATACATTACTAGGAACATACGATAGTCCTGGAACAAATAATTATTTAGTATCTGTATTAAAAGCAATATCACAATTTACAGACTTTTCTGCAGGTTCAGACCAAACAGGAGTTGTATTTAATTCTGTATCTGTACAAATGATACAACTACCTAACCCATTTACTTATGTAGATGACACTGCAACAGAGAGAACAATAACTTATACATCAGGACCTAACTATGTAAACGCATTACAGTTTTATAACATTGACCAAGGTCATACTTGTTATGTAACATTTAAAAAGAAATTTATAGAACCTACTGCAGAAACAGACACACTTGCAACTATAGGTTTAGAAGATGAGTATGAGCCAATTATTATGGCAGGAGTTGCTGCACAGATGATGTCAGGAAGAGATATACCTACAGCTACAGCAGATTACATAACAGACCAATTAGCAGTATCTAACTTTCCTGTTGGTTCTGCTAACAGTATTAGAAACTCTTTGCTACAGTATCAACAATTACTTATTACACAAGCTAGAAAATATTTAAGAGCTAAATATCCTGAAGCTGTAGAAATTAATGGTGTTAACGCAGGGGTACAATAGTGCCTAGAGTAGCTACCACAATCAATATATCTAACCCAAAGAGATATGGGTATGATGTAAGAATAGATGACATACTACTTCGTTCTGCTGTTGGTCCTGGTAGAGAAATGCAGATACAATCATCAGATGTACAAGAAGGTCAGATAAATGTTAAACAAAACCCTGAAGATTTTACATCTAACTTAGGTCGTATATATTCAAGAAATAACTTTTCAGGTGGACAGGGATTAGATACAGCACATAGAGCTAATGGTAGCCCTAAAGATACAACTAGATTTTTTGATAGCAAAGGTGTAGATGTATTTCATGGAGATGATGAAACTTCTTATCATGTCCATTTACTACATACCACTGCAGAAGAACTAAGTTTTAGCAACAGCAATAACTACTTAGCACAAACTACTAATGGTGATATGTATGTTACTGATGGTACAACAATCTATAAATCTACAGACAATGGAGATAACTGGAGTGCAGTAACTACAGGACTTACAATCAATCATAACTTTACAGGTGCTGCAGCAGTAGGTGACCAGGTATATTTTACTACTGCTAATGGAACTACAGCATCAGAACTTATACAATACAATGGTTCTACTTGGTCAGAGAACACAACAGACCAAACATCTAATGCAGGACTTACAGGTTGTTGGTTTGCAAAAGGTCAGTTGTTTATATCAGGAGATGATGGAACTGTAGAATACTTATGGGCAGTAAGTCCATTTAATAAAACTTGGTCATCATCAGATTTAGCAGAAGCTGATGCAATCGTTACATTTGAAGATAGCCACCATGTGTCACAAGTTGTAGATGCAGGTGCAGTTGTTTTAGCTGCCTCTACAAATGGTGATATATATTCTATAAAAGATGTATCAGGAACTATGACACTGAAAGGTCAAACCAATATACCTTTTGAAGAAGTACATTCTATAGCTGCTGCTGAAAGTATTGTATTTTTTGGTACAAAAGAAAAAGCTAGAGATGTTGGTAGATTTTATCGTGCAGACTTAACTGTAGCTGATGACTTGTATGTATTAGCTAACAGACAGTTAGTAAAAGAATGGGTTATAGATAGTGTAGATACCACACCTAAACACATGTTTGTATCAAGAGATAGTATTTACTGTGGCATAAAAGAAAGTGGTAGTGAAAGTTATTTATGGAGATATTACTTACCTACTGCAGGATTTGCCAGAGATTTAGAAATGGGAGAATCAGGATTTATTCTTGGTATTACACAAGCTAATGGACAGTTTATTATATCTGTTGGTGGTGGTGGTGTATATAAAGAAACTACTACATACGAATCGGAAGGATATGTATTATTATCTGCAGCAGACTTTTTTACTGCAGAAAGTAAACAATTTGTAGGTGCAGAAATATCTACATTTACTTTGCCTACAAGTTCATCAGTAGAGTTATTTTATTCTACAAAGTTTGAAGCATTAGATGACCCTAATGATGGTAGCTTTATACTTGCATTGGACCAAGCTACAGGTGTAGGAGATACAGAGAAACAGATTGCAGAAATATCAAGATATATTGTAGGTAAATTAGTTCTTAAATCATCAAGTGGAACAAATACACCTAAAGTAAAATCTGTACAATTTCGTGCATTAGCAAGACCTGAATTAGTAGTAGCACAAGTTCCTATAAATATTAGTGATAGAGTAGAAAGACCAGGAAGAAAACCTGTAAAGGTTAAAGGTTTAGGAGATGCTTTGTATTCTGCACTTCGTAGTAAAGAAGGTGACAGTGTTACTTTAGAATTGTTTGACCCATCTGAAATTATTAGAGGTGTTGTGGAAAGAATAAGTTATCCAATAAATTCTAATGTTGAAAGAGGAAGTGTTACACAGTATGCTATAATTACTGTGCGTGGAACTAGACAACCTACACTAACAGATGTAACAGATGCAGATGTCTTTGGTATAAACGCATTAGGTATTATGAGATTTGGAAGTTAAATGACAGCACAAGAAGTAAATTTTAGTAACTTTTTTGAAACGACACTTAATGGTATTTTAGCATCAGGTGCTACATCTATGACACTTACAGCAGCACCTACATCAGATGGAACATCTGCTATTGCTGCACCTTATTATTTAGTTATAGACCCTGACAGTCCTTCTAACAGAGAAATAGTAGAAGTTACTGCAGCATCAGGAACAACTGTGTCTGCTATGACAAGAGATAAAGAAGGCAGACATACAACTGACCCTACACATGTAGATGGAACTACAGTTCGTATGGCAGTCATTAAAGAAATGTTTGAAGATTTACACGATAGAATTGATGCAGGTATTACAGCTTCATCTACTACAGCGTTTACAAATAAGACATTATCAGATTCATCTAACACTATTGATGCTTCTGTTATTGCAGATAAAAGCGTTAGTAACACAGAGTTTCAATATTTAAACAACGCAAGTTCTAATATTCAATCACAGATTGATAGTATTACTGGAGGAACAGCATCACAAACAATAACCATAACAGTAAAAGTTGCTGATGATGGTTCAGGTAGTCAAAATGTGTTTTACTTTTTATCAGGAACTGATAGTGGTGCAGGAACAAGGTCATCTAATTTTACATTTCAAGTAGGTTTTAAATATAAATTTGACCAATCAGATAGTTCTAACACAGGTCATCCTTTAAGGTTTTCAGTTACTAAAGATGGAACACACGCTTCAGGTTCTGAATTTACAACTAATGTGACTACCAATGGTACTCCTGGTAGTGCAAGTGCATATACACAAATAGAAATAACACCTGAAACTACAGGAATAGCAGGTGCTACAAAAAATTTATATTACTACTGTTCAAGTCATTCAGGTATGGGTGGTGATGGAGAAGTATCACTTTACCCAACAGCAGGTACAAGTTTAGGATTAGCAATAGCGTTAGGATAATATTATGAGTATGTTAATGATGCTAAAAGAAGGTGGAAGTTTATTAATAGATACTATTGGTAACTTACCAATAGATGAAGATATAGATTTATTACCTGATGCAGCTAGTGGAATATCATTAGCTTTTCGGACAATAACACACAGTATTCCTGTTACGAATAGTACAAGCAGCAAAGCTCGTGCTATAGTATTAGGAGTAGAGAATTATAACTAGGAGTAATTAAATGGCAGAAACATTTAAAAACAATGATGGCGTAGCTGTAACAAGTTCTGCACAGGATTTGTATGATTGCCCTGCAGGTAAAACTGCTGTTGTATTAAGCATAAGAGTAACCAATATTGATGGTTCAAGTGCTGATACAGTAACAGTAAATGTTACCAACAGTTCTAATACCAATATTGCTCATCTTGCAAGTACAATTAATGTACCTGCAGATAGCACATTAGAACTTGCAGGAGAAAGCAAAATTGTTTTAGAAGCTACAGAAAAACTTAGAATCACAGGTGGTGCTGCTTCAGGTGATTTAGAAGCATTTGTCAGCGTTTTAGAAATAGACAACTAAAGGTAACTAATGACTAAAAGATTTGGTTACATAGGTGATTATGATGGTGCTAGTGGCATTCGTTCATTTAGAGAAAATGATGTAGTTGAAGTAGATGTCTACCTCTCTGCAGGTGGTGGTAATGGTGGTTGCTGCGACTGGGGTGGAGGTGGAGGTGCAGGTGGTTGTGTAGATACCACAGGTGGTTCAGGTAAAGCTCTGTTATTAAAAAAAGGTATTTCTTACACTGTTACAATAGGTGCTGCAGGTGCAGGTAATTCTTATTTTGGAACAAACAATGATATTTTTGCTGATGGTGGTGGTCATGGTGTATCTAAAGGTGCTTCAGGAAATTCAGGTGGTTCAGGTGGAGGTGCAGGTGCAGATACTAATGGAGTAACAGGTGGTTCTGCTTTACAAACTGAACAAGAAATAGCATTACATACAGTTGGAAATTTAAGATTTAGTGAATTAGACGATACTACTACTGCTGCAGGATTTGGAAATGCTGGTGGTGGAGGAAATCATGGTGGCAATCACTCTAATGGTGGTGGAGGTGCAGGTGGTGCAGGTGGTGCAAGTCCAGGTGGAGGTCGTTCTGTAGATTGGGATGGTTCATCTAATTCTTATTCAGGTGGTGGTGGTGCTGCAGGAAGATTTTATGGTCCTACTGGTGGACAAGCAGGTGGTGGCTATGGTGGAAATTATGGTGGCTCTCCTGGAAATGCAGGTGCAAATAGAGGTTCAGGTGGTGGTGGTTCAGGTTATTCAGGTCATCAATTTGGTGGACAAGGTGGTTCAGGAATAGCGTATGTAAGAACCAAAGCAACTATTTCTACAGTAGGTGCAAGTTCTTCAGGTTCAAGTGGTGGATATAATTACGCTAGATGGACTGGTTCAGGTTCAGTTACATTCGGATAAAATATTATGGCACATTTTGCAAAAGTAAACACATCAAACAATAAAGTAGAACAAGTTATAGTTGTAGATAATGACCAAATTTTAGATAGTGATGGAAATGAAAGTGAATCTGTTGGTAAAGATTACATAGCTAATGTTTTAAAATTAGATGGTGAATGGAAACAAACATCATATAACACTAGAGAAAATAAATATTACAACGAGGATATGACACTTGGTGATGACCAATCTAAAACATTTAGATATAACTTTGCTGAAATTAATGGTAAGTGGAATGAAGAAGCACAAGGTTTTGAAACAAGAAAATGGCATAATGGTTGGGTTTTAAATCCTGACACATTAAATTGGGATGCACCAGTTGACCCACCTTCTTTAACACAAGAAGAAATAGATGCAGGTATTACTTACATTTGGAACGAAACTGATATACAATGGGATAGATACGACCCTTCAGAATAAATCAAGAAAGGTGGAGAATGTCAAAAATTACAGTAGGATTCTTAGATAATTTTTGTTTTAACGATAGTTCTATACATCCTAAACCAATGAAAGAATATGCCCCTGAATGGTATAAAAATATTAAAAATAATGATATTATGCCTGAAGAATATTTTGAGTATAAATCAAAAGTTAAAACAATAAAATCATGTCCATCATTTGTAGATGTAATGAAAGAAGGATATGTGTTACTAGCACACTGCGATATTATATTAGACTACAATCCTGAAACACAAGAACATGCTTGGTCTATTGCATACACTTGGAAAAATGAAATAGCTTTTAACAAACCTATAGAAACTCATGGTAATCAGCAAATGGTAAATTACTTACCTACTGATTCAAATATAAAACATGTTTTTAAAATTAATATGCCTTATGTGTTTATGACAGAAAAAGGTTATAGTAGTAGGCAAATTCCTATGCCTTATTATTTTAATCCTGATTGGCATGTAAGTTATGGTGTTTTAGAAACAGATAAAATACACGAAGTTAATTTACAAATAAATTTTACAAGTGACAAAAAACAAATAGTTATAAAAAAAGGTACGCCATTGTGTGTTTATATACCTTTTAAAAGAGATGATTATTCATTAGAAGTTATAGATTTGTATGAAAATAAAAAACTTTTAAATAAAATAAGAGGTTCTAAATACAAAGTAACAAGTCGTTTTCGTAAAGGTTTTTTAGATGCAGGTTACTGGAGTGATTAATGTTATTTAATAACGCAAGAAAAACTAAAGTAAATTATTTTATAGTTACTGACCATAACAAGTGGCATACTGCCTTGTATCAACCTATTGAACCTGCAGTTCATAATAAAGTAGGATGTCCTGCTATGGGTACTGTTACTAATAGAATATTTAATGTTAAACCACTTATATCTTTAGATGTTCAGTTTGGTGCTAATGGTACAGATTTGTATTACAACTATGAATTTGATAAAAAAGAATTTAGTGAAACACTTAATAACCATGAAATGATAAAAGCTATGGTACATACACAACAGAACAATGGTATTGTTTCTTTGCATTACAATTTAGGTATAGTGTTTTATACAGATGATAAAGACTTAGAGCTAATGTTAGTTGGTCAAGATGGAAAGAACTGTACATTTACAGCAGGTGCATTTAATATACACAGTTGGTTAAGACCAGTAAATGCTTCTTGGTATTTAAACGACATAGATAAAGAAGCTAGTGTATCTGTAAATTATAATGAACCTATTATGCAAGTAGTCTTTAATAAACCAGTAGATTTAAAAGAAGTTGCGTATGAAGGACCTGCAAAAGATTACTACAAACACATGATGCACATAAATATGCACAAAAGAAATATCAGTAAATTTTTTTATAATGTAAAAAACAAAAGACCTAAGAAACTTTTGTGATATAATCCAACTTATGGATTTTATAACTGGTTTTATTCTTGGATATTTTTTTAAAGAAATTGTATCTTATCTTAAAAGATTATCTACACCTACACAGAATGATTGGGATAAAGAATGGGATTGGCTATCACACGAGGACTTACCATAAATGACAAACAATGGCTATACACAAAAGGAACTTCTTAATATGGTCATTGAAAGACTAGACAGACTAGAAGAAAAGCTAGATGCTAAGTTAGATAAAGCTGAGTTTTATAAAGTATTAACGCTACTTGTAGCATTAGGTGGAGTTGTTGCAGCGATTGTAATGTAATGCTAAGAATACTCTTAGCTGTTTTTTTATTAATACCTTTGCCTGTATTAGCTGACCATGTTCCTACACAAGAACCTTATGGTTATAACGAAACAGTAAATACAGAAACAGGTGACTTAACCATTAGCTTATTAGGTTCTGATGGATTTGAAGATAGTCCACCTGAAAAATACACAATATTTTTTGCTATGGCTACTGGTGTTGATGCTAGTAGTTACTGTGTATCTACATCTTTTGGACACGAACAGAATGTATGGAATGATTATGTATTTAGTATTAGTGATTTAAGAACATACTTTGAGTTACCTGTAGGTACATTTTATTACAGAGTAAGGTCGGACAATGATACAGACAATAGTTACAGTACAATATCTGCAGAAAGAAGCATAGCTTTACCTGACCAAACACCATTTAATGAAACACAAACAGATTGGTCTGCACCTACTACTACTTGTGTAGATACATCTACTACTACAACAACTACATCAAGTACAACTACTGTACCTGATACCACTACTACATCTAGCACAACTACGACCACAACAACTACTACTGTGCCACCTCCACCACCTCCACCACCTACTACAACTACAACATTACCTCCTAAAGAAGTGGTCATCATGGATGATGGAACTGAAGCAGAATATACAACAACAGAAATAGAAGATGGAACAGTAGAGCGTGATAATGAGCGTAAAGCTAATGAAGATAAGTATGGTTGTTATATGACTGATGCACAAATAGAGCGTGGTGATTGTGCTATACCTGAACCTATTGAAGAAGATTTTAAAGATGATATTATAGAAGAGGAGGTCATAGTTGAAGAAATTAAAGAAGATGTGGAAGTCATCATTCCTGAGGATGATGTTGATGTACTCGACCCACCTAAAGAGGAAATATCTAAAGATGAAGTTGTGGAGTTTGAAGAACAACCTATTGAGTTCGAGATTATTGAATTTGATTTGGAAGATATCGTTACCGAAATCGTGGTGGAAATACCAATACAAGATGAAACAATAGAGGAGATTGTAGATGAAGAGATTAAAGAGGATACAAAGGAAGTTTTGGATGAGCCAATACAGGAAATTATTGAAGAGGATGTCGACAGAGAGATACCTGAAGCAGAGGTTAAAGAACCTGTAGAACTTACAGAAGAAGAGATTGCTGTTGAAGCTGAAGAAGTTACTGCTGTTGTAGAAAATATAGTTGTTGAAGAAGTTACTACTGAAGAAGCTATAGAAATTATTGAACAAGTTAATGACATTGGAGTACAAAAGTTAGACCAAGTATCTGTTGAGGTACAAGAAGTAGTTCAAGCTGTTGTTGAGGAAGCTATTGCAGATGTAGAAGAACTCACAGAAGAACAAGTTGCAGTCGTGGCAGAAGTATTACAAGTACAAGAAGATGATGTTGAGATTATTGCTAAAGCAGTTAAAGAAGATGAGGCAGTAGCTGAAGCAGTAGAAGAGTATGTAGAAAGAGCTGTAAAGAATGCAGATGTAGAGAACTACACACTTGCTGATGTTGTAACAGAGGTGCAGTACGAAAACTTTTTAGAAAATCCAATAGAAACATTTGTAGATTTAGATTTTGAAGGTATAACTATTAGCAATATAGGAGATGATATGACACAAGACCAAAAAGAAAAAGCACAAGAAGTGGTAGTGCCAGTTATTTTGACTAGAATAGCTACTATGGCAGCTTTTGTATTTAGGAGAAGTCTATGATAAAGAAGTTATGGACCTGGTTTGTAGCAGCAATAAAAGAAACATTAAACCTTAGTTGGACTTTGGTTGGTTTAGTTATTGCTACGCTTACACTAACTGGTTCTGCACAACAAATCACAGGAGTTGCGACTATAATTACATTAGCAGTATGGTTACTTACAATAGGATTTAGAGATTAATGTGTATGGTAACTAAGAAAGAAGATGGTTCTTTCGTACAAATATGTAACTGTAAACATGGAAGTAATAACTGTAAGGAAGGTGGACAGGATGAAACTAACAGTAGTTAGAACACAATTTGGAACAGATGCAACGAATGGGTTGCTATTTATAGATGGTATTTTTGAGTGTTATACACTTGAAGACCAGTATCAAGCAGTAAAAGTAATGCACGAAACTTGCATACCTGAAGGCACATACGATATAAAGTTTAGAAAGACAGGTGGCTTTCATGCTAAGTATTCAGAGAGATACAAGAACGCACACTATGGTATGTTACACATACAAGATGTGCCAAACTTTACCTATATTCTTATACACACTGGTAACACTGATGAACATACATCAGGTTGTTTAATTGTAGGAGAAACACAACAAGACTTAGAAGTATCTAAGGATGGGTTTATTGGTAGTAGCACAGTGGCATACAAAAAAATGTATGCAAAAGTAGCAAGTCAATTACTTCAAGGTAAAAATGTAAGCATAGAATATACAACTATCAATAACCTGTTTAAACAAGGTGAAGAAGACAACAAAGCAAAAGACCATACAGTTTTAGCTACCACAGTTTATGATAAATTGCAGGAAATAAATGGAAATGTTTTAACAATTAAATCAAAACTTAGTGGAAAGGTAATACAATAATGTCAGATTTATTTGAAAAAAATAATAGAAGAAGAAACCAAGAGGGTAAGTTCAAGAAGGACTTATGGTGGACTCCTTGGAATGAAGCATGGAGTTACAAGATGAGTGAAGACTTGAAAGATATGCTTGAACGAACTGCCTGGACCTTTATTGAAGCGTTCATTGGTGCATTAACAGTTGCCCCATTAGTTGGTGTAGAAGCTGAAACAATTCAGTTAGCTGCATTAGCAGGTGGTGGTGCTGCACTAGCAGTTGTCAAGACATACGCTAAAAAACAAATATCTAAATAAAAATATTGTCTTCTTAGCCCTGTATAATAGTATTGACAGGGCAAAGGAGGTATTATGCCTAAAGTACCAGAAGAATGGGGTAACAACTTCTACAAGTCTGGATGGAAACCAGGTGTAGATATTAATGACCAGACTGGTCAAGGTGAAATCACACATGTCGGAACAGACCCAAACTACAATAATAAGTTTGATGAGATACTACGACAATGGGGCTATGACCCAAAGCTATACGAGATTGAAGGTACAGTAAGGTCATCTTCATGGCAAGTTCAATTAAAAGGTGGAAGAACAGAAACATTTTTTGCATTTAAAGGACTCGTAAAAAAGAAAAGACCTGGACAAGATAAGTATTTTCAAGCACTGTTTAAACAAGCAGGTAGGAAACCACCATTAAAATTTAAAACACATGGAGGTGACACTGCTTTTTTGTTTTTTATGGCAGATTGGCAACTTGGAAAAAAAGATTATGGTGTTGAGAACACTATCAAAAGATATGACATAGCACTACAAGATGCAGTAAACAGAATAAAAGAACTGCGTAAGTCAGGTGTCTTAATAGATGAGATATACATGATAGGTCTAGGTGACCTTACAGAAAACTGTTATGGATTCTATGACAGTCAACCTTTTAATATTGAACTGTCAATGATAGAACAGTATGCGTTAGCTAGGTCTATGATGATGAAAACCATAGAAACATTCCTACCTCATGCAGATAAATTAACATTGGCAGGATGTCCAGGAAATCATGGTGAGGCTTCTCGTTCACAGAAAGGTCAAGTTGTTACTAACAGGTTAGATAACACAGACACTATGCACTTGCAGATATGTGAAGAGATAATGAAATCTAATCCAGAAAGATATAAAAATGTATCAGTCAAAATACCTGATGGCTTTCATCAAGTTATGGATATAAAAGGTATTACTTGTGGTTGGACACATGGTCACATGACCTCTGGTTCTGGTAATCCAGAAAACAAAATAGAGAATTGGTGGAAGGGTCAGATGTATGGCTTTCTCCCTGCAGGTGAGTGTCAAATTCTTATCACAGGTCACTACCATCACTTTCGTGCAAAGCAACAAGGTGATAGAACTTGGTTTCAATCCCCTAGCTTAGATAAGTCCTTGGACTTTACTGCAAGAAGTGGTATGTGGTCGCATCCAGGTGTGCTAACTTTCACAGTAAACAAAAAAGGTTGGGATAATCTTAAAATCCTATAGGACATAGTGCCACAACTAAATACTATTGTCTTAGAATCAATCCTCAGGGGTGTAAATCCTCAGTGTTTATAGGCTTATACAGGTATTTCTTTATATGCTTTTTTGTTACCTTGAAAATCTAACTCTGGATAATACTTAATAGGTATGCGTGGGTCTATCCAATAGTCATACAATTTGTTATGGTCTATCCATACAGGTTCGGCATCCTTGTGGGCAAAGTACATAATTCCTACCTTTACCTCCTTATATTTAGAACCTTTGAAAGCCATCTCTTGTATCTTGTAATAGTCTTCAGCTTTTAATTTGTTAGTTCCTTTGACCTCAATAAAAAATATAAAACCTTTACGCACAAGTATGTAGTCAGGTACTAGAAGTATCTTGGTAGCAAACCAAAACAAATCTAACTTATTTTCTTTTGGGTCAGTTCCTATTCTTAAATAGTCTTGATACTCTACACAATCATTGTCTTTAAGATACTGTTGCATAGAAAGGTCTGCCATATCTTCACCTGAGTTTCTATCCTCGTATGAATCTTTGTATGTGCTACCCATTAGAAAGGCTTACCATCTTCTCGTTCTTTATCACTACCAAACTTATCCATTAACATATCTCTTATGCTTTCTACTGTTTTCTTTCTCTGCTCTTCTAATGTTTCTATAAATACTTCTAAAGTAGGTAAGGTAACTACCTCTTTATATTGTGCTTGTGTATTTACAAAAGTTACATCAACACTGTACATATCTCCCCATGTTAAATATATCTCACCTTGTGCATTAGGCAACATAAACTCTATACCACCTCTTTCTTTGTCTAGTTGTTTAAACACCCAGTCTTGTATGTTTATTTCTTTCTGATTAAACATTTGAACAAGACCATTAAAACCATAATCAGTTTCTTTAGAATGGGATTTCATCTTGTACTCCTCCTTGTCTTTTCTTTTGTAATAAAGCATGACACTCTTTGTATGACCAAGCATGAGGATTATTATCATCTTGTAGTTTAAATCTTCTACCACAGTAGATGTTTCCCTCAGTGTCAATGTAGGTTATGTTCCTTAAACCCTTACAGTCATATTGGCTTTTACATTTTGTATCTGGTTCAGGTGGTATATCAAAATTATAATTAGGATATTTTTCCTTTATTCTTTTAATTAAGTTGTTTAAACTATCTCCACCTGCTTGTTCTAAAGCCACTCTTTAGGGCAGTCTGTATCACCCCAAGCTACCCATCCACAACCTTTATTGCCTTTGTATGTGCTACAAGACCATGATGGTATGTTTCCAAACTGTTCTGGATTAGATTGTTTTTTCTCTCTGTTGTCCTCTATCCACTCTGATTTATTACACTCAGGGCATGTAGGTATTACAGTTTCTATTACTTCTCCAAACACTTCTTCTATTGGATTAGTTTTATTTTGTGTTGCTTTCTCAAACAAATCTAAAAACTTTCCCATCTCATCATTAGTCCAAGACTCAACATCATTAGACAATTTAGATTCTTTAAAGGCTTGTGCTTTATATGTATCGGATACATCTTTACTAAAACCAAAACCTGCAATAACTTGATTCAGTTGCTTTGCGTTCTTACCCTCTTCTTTTTTGTAACCAATATCATCTTCAAACTTCTTGATAGATTCCTCTAGAATTACTTTCTCAACCTCTTGTTTAGGTTTAGATTTCTGTACCTTTTTCATCTCTTCTTGTGATGGTCTAGGTTTGTTGCTTCCTTGATACTTCCAGTTAGCCAAAGCTCTACCAATAGCAGATGTTTCGCAGTTCTCCATCCACGCATCAGCATTAGCAAATCCACCCTGACCTTTTGTTTCTTGTGCGATTCCTGTTGCTACTGGTCTTGCATCCTCACCCTGTTTAAACACACTTGCCTGTATGGTTACGCAAGTACCATCTGGTGTTATATGTATAATCTCTGTTTCTATTCTGCCCTCTGGATAATCTTTCCAAAAAACTTTAAGCCTATCTTCTACTGTTTCGTAGTTGTTTAAATCAAACTTAGGCATTACTCCTCCTCTTCTTTGTGTTCTTCAAGTATCTTGTAGACCCTCTGTCGTGTCATGTTCAATGCTTGTGCGATATTTATTGCTGACATACCATTACTGTAACAAAACACAATGACACTTTTTCTTTCTTTGTGAAGGTCGTTTAAACTACTTGTCTTTATATCTATCTTTGCTTGTACATGTCGTAGTTTTGTAATCATCATTTCTATATTAACGCTCATTGAAATCATCCTCATAAAAATCATTCTTGTACATATCTCTTTGTAAATCATCTATAAAGTCAACTGCATCATTACTTAACTTTATATATCTGACTGGTCTGTTATCCCATATCCACATAACTACTGCAACTATCACAACTAAAGCCATGATGGTAACTACCAATGCAGTGATTAATAAGACTGGAATCCATAAGTAATCTAACATTA